TAAAATCTGGCCACATCTTTTTTACAAAAGATAAGAAATTAGTTTTAACTTGCTTAAGTTCTTTTCTTTGATGTCGTTGTATAATCTGTATCTTGAGCTTTCTTCGCTCAATAGGATCTTCTATTTTATTAATATCTTCAACAGTTAGCATATATTTCAATATGGGTGGTAAAGTATTATACATGATTAACTATCCAAATCAAACAATATAGGGTAGGTCTGGGACCCCTACAAAACTAAGGGGTATTCGATAAATAATAAATCATGCAAGTTCGAAAGTAATTCCTTTAGGGTCCCCTTTTAAAGCGCGCGAAGCGCGCT